GTTTCTTAAACAGTATTCCTCCAATTATAAAATACTCTAACCAATTCCAATTTTCAGATACCCACATAGATACTCCAACCAATGCTTTTGTTAATGCGACCAATCCTGTGGCTACATCTTTGAACATCTGAGCTGTTCCCGGTTGTTGGAGCAACAATATCAGATCGTCTAACCCATTTTTGATGATAGGATTGAACGCTTCGAAGACGGTCATACCTGTCTCGGTAAACTGTGATGTTACCTTGTCCCATTTTCCCTTGATGGTATCTTGTTTTTTAGACGCTATGCTATCAGCTAGACCTCCGGAGTAGATTGAGTTTTGTATTAATTCTGGAAGTTTCATCAATTCGGCGAATACGTTGTTAGCTGCGTTTCCTCCGATTTTATCAAATAGTTTGGTCAGGTCTTGTACGCTGGCATCGTTAGACTTGAGCTGGGAGAATATGTCAAATAACGATCTTAATTTGGTCTTTCCTGTTGCCTTGTCTAGCTCATATAGCTGGATGTTGTATTTTTTCAAGACCTCAGTTCCCTTTTTTGTAGGATTCAATAATCTTGTCATCATCGCTCGTAAGGCTGTACCCGCAACCGTACCTTTCAATCCGGCGTTTCCTAGCGCCCCGATAGCGGCAGTCGCTTCATTGAAAGAGATCTTGGCCATACTCATCATGGGAGCTGCGAATTTCATGGCTTCACCCATTTCCAATACATTGGTATTTGTGCTGGTGGTAACGCTTGTAAGTATATCGGATATTTGTCCCATCTTAGAACTGTCCAAACCATAGGCGGTCTGGATATTAGTCACGATATCTGCCATCCTATCAAGTGGAGCGTCACCAATGATAGCGAGATTGGCGATAGGTTTTATGGAATTATTGATATCCTCGATATTCAAGCCTGCCATACCTAGATATTTGGCCGCTCCAGCAACCTCTGTCGTGGTAAACTTGGTATCGACACCAACCTTACGGATATTCTTTGACATATCGGAAAATCGCTGGTCAAACGTAGAAGTATCCTTATCCGTGGCTTTAAGGATACTCTGTACCGTTGTCATGATATTCTCATATTCAGCTGCATCCTTTACAATACTCATGGTTCCCATACCGATAGCGGCGGCACCAATCATGTTCGGGAAAGGGAATCCTGCTGCGTACATGACATCCGCAGCCCCGAATAACCCTTTCGCCCCGCTACCAAAGCCACGTGCAGCTCTGTTGTTGCCATTTTTAGGGACATAGTTTCTATTTTTCCTACCCGTAATAGAGGTCGCTGATCCGGTCGTAGTATTGGTTGTTTGGTTAACCTTGGTATTGATAGTGACCGTTTTTCCCTTGATCGCATTGATCTGGGATTGAAGGTTTTTTAGCTCTTTCTTTATGCCATTATCAATACTGAATTTGATCTTCTTAGGTCTTGTGCCAGTGATTCTATTGAGACTTACAAAA